TGAAAGACGGTCGCATCGACACGTGGTACAAGCGCAGCGATCGCCGGCGCTACATCGTCACCTGTCCATCCTGCGGCCGCGAGGATTGGTTCACCTGGAGCGGGAAGTGCGACGACGAGAAGTGCGGGACGAAACACTTCGCGGTCGGCTACGACGACAAGGATCCTGAGAGCGCTCGCATTGAGTGCCCGCCGGAAGAGTACGGCGGCTGCGGTGCGCATTTCGACGAGGCGACCAGGCGGCTCCTCATCGCGGGTGGCTCGTGGCAAGCAACGGCGGCTCCGCAGCAATCCGGCTTGATTGGGTTCCACCTGCCGGCGATGGTGTCGACGCTCGGCGACGTCACACTCCCCGGGCTTGTTGATAAATGGCTGGCGGCGCAGGCCACGGGCAAGGAGAAGCTGAGGGTGTTCATCAACACGCAGCTCGCAGAAGGCTGGGAAGACCGCGGCACGCGGATGCAGCCACACAGCTTGTCGGCGCGACGCGAGTCCTACGGTCCGCCAGGCGTCGAAGTTCCCATGCAGGCCGTGTGTCTGACAGCGTTCGCCGACGTGCAGGACAACCGGTTCGAGCTTCAGGTGCATGGCTGGGGTCCGGCGCTCGAGCGGTGGGTTGTCGATTGGCGTTCGATTCCCGGTGATCCGAAGAAGGCCGAGACGCAAAGGGCTTTGCTCGAGGCGCTGACGCGCAAATACCTGCACGCGTCTGGGCACATGCTGCCGATTCTCTCGACGTGCATCGACACCGGTTTCGCTACTGAGGAGATGTACGACTTCGTCCTGGCGAACGAGGTCCGGCGCATCTGGGCGACGAAGGGCTTCGCCGGCCGGTCAGGTGAGCCGATCGTCGGAAAGCCCAGCGAGAAGACGTACGGGAAGAAGGCGCGGCCGGTCAGGCTGTGGCCAATCAATGTTGATGATGCGAAGAAGGACATCTACGACGGGCTCGCGTTGTCGCAGGGGCCTGGCGCGATTCATTTTCCCCTACACCTCGACACGATCGACGACGAGTACTTCGCGCAAATGTGCTCCGAGCACAGGGAGCAGCGTCGCAATTCATCGGGCATCGTGACTCACGAAGTGTGGGTGCAGGACCGGGTTGCGAACCACGGGCTGGACACCGCTGTTGGGTGCTTGGCGGCGTACAAGCTGTTGAATCCGAACATCCGGCAGTACGCGGAGATGCTTCAGGCGACCGAACCGCCAAAACCAGATGCGGCGCCGGCGTCAGGCGCTCCACCAGCTCCACCGAGACGACGGTCACGCGTCGCGGCGAGCGACTACCTCTGATGAAGATCAAACTCCCCGATCCAGAGAAGTGCCGTTGCTCCGGAGCGAGCAAGGTGGTGAAGACCAAGCGTCGCCCTGGCTATCTGTGGCGACGTCGCGAGTGTCTCGCGTGCGGGAAGCGATGGTCCTCGTTCGAAAGCTTGATTCATCCTCGCCGCGTGACGATAAGACCCACGTACCAGGTATGAAGAGGGTCACATATAGCCCTCTTGTGTCAGCGTAGGTCAACACTCCCTATGCTGATGTCCGATTCCCATGTTTTCCGAATCGGATCTTGCGGCCGTTCAGGGTGCGATCGCGCGCGGAGAGCGCACGGTCGAATTCAATGATCGTCGCGTGACCTATCGGACCATCGACGAGCTCCTCGCCGCTGAATCCCACATCAAGAGTGAACTGACCGGTGCCTCCGGTGGCCGCACTCGCTCCAAGCAGACCATGCTCGTCGGAGACAAGGGCCTGTGAGCGCCGCGTTGGCCTGGGCGCCGGAGCTCGAGACGACTCAGCCTGTCAGGTCCGTTCGCGCGTCCGCTGACGCAGGCGGCTCGCTCTATCAGGGTGGTTCGCAGGCGCGCCGGCTCCTCGGCTGGCGGGCGCCAACGACGTCGGCCAACCAGGCGATCCAGTCGAACATCGTCACGCTGCGCGATCGCTCGCGCGCGGCGACCCGGAACGACGGGTACGCCAAGAGCGTCATCGACAAGCTCGTCTCGAACCTGATCGGCACGGGCATCAAGCCGTTGTCGCAAGTGTCGGACGCCAGCCTCCGCGACCAGATTCACGCGCTGTTCCTGCGCTGGACGGACGAGAGCGACGCCGATGGCGTGCTCGACTTCTACGGGCAGCAGGCGCAGGCCGTTCGTGGCTGGAAGGAAGCCGGCGAGTGTTTCGTGCGTCTTCGTCCGCGCCTGGCGTCTGATGGATTGTCGGTTCCGCTGCAGCTCCAGGTCGTCGAGCCGGAGTTGTGCCCGGTGCACCACAACACGACCCTTTCGAATGGCAACCGCGTGCGCATGGGCATCGAGCTCACCGCCGTCGGACGCCGTCTGGCGTACTGGTTCCATCCATCGCGCCCGACTGACTTCGAGGACTTCGATGCTTCGCAGCTGGTGCGTGTGCCGGCGTCGGCGATCATCCACCTCTACGATCCGCTCCGCGCCGGGCAGCTCCGCGGCGTCCCGACGCTGACGCCGGCGCTGATTCGTCTCTTCGAACTGGACAAGTTCGACGACGCGACGCTGCTGCGGCAGCAGCTGCAGAACATGGTCGTATGGTTCCTGAAGAAGGACGGACCACTCTCCGAAAGCGTCCATCCGCTCACCGGTCAGCCGTTGGCATCTGACGGCGCGGAGCGCCCGGCGCTGAGAATGAATCCGGGGACCTTCCAGGAGCTTGAGCACGGCGAAGAGGTGCAGTTTTCCAATCCGCCTGACGTGCAGGGTGGCTACAAAGAGTTCATGCGTCAGCAGCTCTACGCGGTCGCTGCCGCGACTGGCGTGCCGTTCGAGGTCTTCACCGGTGACCTGAGCGGACTCAATGACCGCATCGTGCGCGTCATCCTCAATGAGTTCCGTCGCAAGCTCCAGGCCGACCAGCACCAGATCATCGCGTTTCAGCTGTGCCGTCGCGTGTATCGGGAATGGATGGATCGCGCATTCCTGGTGGACGCGTTGCCGCTGCCGAGCAGCTACGCCATCAACCCTGAACCGTTCACGCGCGCGAAGTGGCAGCCGCAAGGCTGGCCATACCTGCATCCCGTGCAGGACGTCGAGGCTGACGAGAAAGCCATCCGCGATGGGTTTGCGTCCCGCAGCGGCGTGGTCAGCATGCGAGGCGAGGACGCCGAGGTCATCGACGCCGAGAACGCCGCCGACAACGCGCGCGCGGACACGCTCCTACTTCGGTACGACTCGGACGGCCGCAACGCGAGGAAGGCCTCGCCAGCGGCGCAGGACAAGACGGAGGAAGCCATCGTATGAAGCCTCGCGGGTGGTATCGCTTCCAGAACGCCGCCGCAGAGTCCCCAACGTCAGCGGAGCTGTTCATCTACGACTACATCGGCAAGTCGTGGTGGAACGACGACGCCGTATCGGCGAAACAGTTCGTCGACGATTTGAACGCGCTGCCGGCGTCCGTGACGAACCTGCGCACGCGTGTGAATTCGCCTGGCGGCTCGGTGTTTGACGCCGTCGCCATCGCCAATGCGATGCGCACGTGGGCGAAGGACGGGCGGACGGTCGAGACCCAGATCGATGGACTCGCCGCGAGCGCCGCCTCGATCGTCATCATGGCCGGAACGGCGATCCGGATCGGCGACAACGCTATGGTCATGGTCCACAACCCGCTGACCATTGCGCTTGGCAACGCCAAGGAGTTCCGGAAGATCGCTGACGACCTCGACGCGGTCCGCGGCTCCATCCTGGCCACCTACCGGTGGCACTCGAAGTTGTCCAACGACGACCTCATCGCGTTGATGGACGCCGAGACCTGGATGGACGCCGACGAGGCGGTCTCCAAGGGCTTCGCGACAGAGAAGGTCGAGGGCCTGAAGGTCGCTGCGAGTGTTGACCTGCATGGCCTCGAGCTGAAAGTGCCGGATCGATTTCGCGCGCGTGTGTCGGCGCTGGTCGCGGCGGCTGCGGACCCGACGCCGGTTCCGGCCGCGGCCGACGAGCTCATTCGGCTGTGCGCTGAGGCATCGCTCGATCTCTCGTTCGCGCAGACGCTCATCCACGCCAAGGTCACCGCGGCTGATGCGAAGACGCGAATCGCGGCCGAGAAGGACACGCGCGCCAAGGCCGAGACGCGACGAACTGAAATCACGGCGCTCTGCACGCGGCACGGACTCGCCGAAGCGGCACCCAGCTACATCAACGGTGGCATGACCCTCGAGGCGGTGAAGGCGCAGCTCGTCATCATCACCGCCAAGATCGATGGCAAGACGTCCATCAACACGGACCTCAATAGCGGCGGCGCTGCGGCGCCGGCGCTGAACATCTTCGACGACTACGCTCGGCTGAACGGAAAGAAGGAGTAGCGACGTCCATGGACACACCTCGCTTTCGTTTCACGGTGATGCCGCTTCTGGTGGCCCTCACCACGGCGCTGATGGCGCTGCCGGCGACGCTCGTCGTGAAGGTCGCGCAGCGCGGTATGGGATTTGAGCACGAGCAGCCCTGGCGCACGTCAAGCCCTGTCGAGAGCGCTCGTGAGACCAGCGCAATCAACGGACGGCAGCCAATCTTGCTCAGGCTCCTCGGTCTCCGACGGCACGCGCTCTTTGCGCCGACCGCGCTGGCCGCACTATCGGTGGCGATCGGCTACCTGGTGGACCCGAGCGCCTTCTATGCGCTCCCGGTCGTGATCGGGGCCACGTTGACCGAGGGCGTGCACCCTGGTGAGTTCCTCGCCTGGGAGTCCAACTCGCTCTTCCGTGAGTCGGTGACCGTGCTCTCTGGCCAGACTCTCCTGTCCGGCGCCGTCGTCGGCCGGGTGAAGTTTGGCATCGGCCGGGTCTCGATTCCGACTGTCGTCGGCACCGGCACAGGCACGGCGTCGCTCGTGTTCGCGGGTCCGGAGGTCGAGGTCGGCAACTACGTCCTGACCTGCATCACCGCCGTAGCGCATGGCGGCGTGTTCTCGCTGACCACGCCGAGCGGTAAGGCGCTGCCGAACTTCACGATGACGCCCGGCTCGACCAACACGACCGCCTATACCAGCCGGCACATCAACTTCTCCATCACTGATGCGACGGATTTCATCGTCGGCGATGTGTTCACGTTCGTTGTCAGCACGACGGCTCCGACGGTGATCGGTGGCACCGGCACTGGCGTGTTGACGGCGCTGACGCTCGGGCCGGACGCCATGCCTGGCCGCTACAAGATCGTCAATGACGTCGTCGTGGCCAATGGCGGCGACATGAGCGTCATCGGTCCGGACGGCAATAACGTGGGTGGTCGATTTATCTGGTCCGCATCTGGCGCGACGGCGACGTTCACCAGCCGGCAGATCAGCTTCACCATCTCGGACGCGACCGACTACATCGCCGGGAACTTCTTCGACGTCGCCGTCTTCAACCAACTCGCCGGCGGCAAGGTCGTGGCGTGGGATCCGACGACCTTCGACGGCCGCCATCGCGCGTATGGCGTGCTCTACGCGGCCGTCGATGCCGCCGCCGGCGACCTGCCTGGCGTGCTCATCGCGCACGATGCGATCGTCCAGAAGGACGCGCTGCAATGGGCGGCCGCGATCACCAGCTCGCAGAAGGAATCGGCGTATCTCGATCTCGCCGCGCGGCGCGTTGTCGCGCGTGACAGCGTGGTCTAGGAGTCAGACATGATCGACATTTTCGGTTCCGACGCGTTCTCCACGACCTCGCTGGCCGGGGCGGTCACCAAGATCCCGTACCGTCCGACACGCCTCGGCCCGGGCGGCCTCAATCTCTTCGACGAGAAGCCGATCGCGACGACGAGCATCGCGATCGAAGAGGTAGACGGGCAGCTCTCGATGATTCAGACGTCCGCCCGCGGATCGGCCGGCGACTTCATCGGCGATGCGAAGCGCAAGCTGCGATCGTTTGCCGCCACGCACCTGCGGCGCAACGCCAAGGTCATGGCCGACGAGGTGCAGGGCGTCCGAATGTTCGGCAGCGAAGACGTCATGCAGACCATCGAGGCGAAGCGCGACGAGAAGCTCGCGATCCTCCGTGCGATGCACGAAGTGACGTGGGAGCATCACCGCGTCGGCGCCCTGGTCGGCAAGGTGCTCGATGCGGACGGCTCCACAGTGCTGCTCGATACGTTCACCGCGTTCGAAGTCACCCAGCAGACGCATGACTTCAACCTCACGACCTCCACACTGGACGTGCGCGAGGTGTGCGAGCTCGTGGCGGACAAGATCGATGATGAGCTCGGGGCGAGCACCTACGACGGCATCCACGTGTTCTGCGGGGGCACGTTCTACGACACGCTGATCAAGCACACCTACGTGAAGGACGTGCTGAAGGCGGCCGGCGGCCAGGTGGCGCTGAAGCTCCTGCAGGACCTGCGCGGCGAGATGTTCAAGATTGGTCCGCTGACCTTCGAGCGCGCCAAGCGGTGGAAGGTGAAGAACCACGTCGGCACCACAATCAACCTGATTGATCCCGATCTGGCGTACGCGTTCCCGCTGAACCCGTCGCCGACCGAGAACGGCCCGGTCTTCATCGGGCGCTTCGCGCCGCAGCCGTTCCTCGACACCGTCAATCGGCTCAATCCACCGCTGGTGGTGAAGGCCGTGAAGGACCCTGGCGACCAGTTCATCGACTTGATTGGCATCTCGTGCCCGCTGTACCTGAATACGAGGCCGCGTAGCGTGGTGAAGCTCACGAAGAGCTGACCGATGACGTGGCGCGACCAGGTCGCCAGGATGGATGGAGCGCTCGTCGATCGCCACTTCGGCGAACCGACGACCTACACCACCGGTAGCGGCCAGGTCGCGCAGGTCAACGGCATCTTCGATGCCGAGTATGTGCGCGTCGATGCTGGGGAAGCCGGGGTTGGGAGTGCGGGGCCGGCGGTGTTCTATCGGCTGTCTGACCTCCCAGCCGACCCTGGTGACGACGAGCCGGAGATTCAGATCAACGGCGTCACGTATCGGGTCACTGAGGTGAAGAACGACGGGCAGGGCGGCGTGACGCTGATGCTCCACAGGCTGTAGGCGACATGGCGCTCCACCCGAGGCACCTGATTCGGCATGCAGTGAAGACCGCACTGCTGAATCGCACGATCGCCGAGGAACGCGTGCAGGCGACACGGTTCGTGCCGTGGCGGCCCAAGGACCTCCCGGCGATTGCGATTTACACGTTGGCCGAAGCGGTGGATCCGGCAAGTGATGACACGGCGCCGCGGCGATTGACTCGGCGGCTGCAGGTCGGGATTGAAGCGGCGATGGTGGCTGACGAGCAGATCGACGACGCGCTCGATGCCATCGC